CTATGCCGGTTTCGGCGATTGGCCCGGCAGGTGGAGCCACGCCGGTGGGTGCCCCTGTGGCACGGTAAGCCCCGGATCGATCTTGCTGATCAGCAGCAACACGAGCAGGACAACAATGAGCGCTGCCAGGAATCGGCCGAACAGGCGCACCGCCAGCACGATCAATAATGCCGCCACGATGACCAGCAGAATGGTCTGCACGTTCGCCGGGATGCCGATGGCGGTCATCATACGTGCCAGCAATCCATCGATATAGGCGACGAAATCCATCACGAGCCCGGCGATTGCCAGGATGACGGAGACGATAACGTTAATCGCGTTGCTCATCGCTGGGTTCCTGATACTAGATCCGATACATGGGGACTGCTGCGCCGATTTTGCACTGCTCGATCAGGATGGGCCGCGACGCGATGGAGCATCTGCCTTCGATCGATCTTAGGGTTCGATCGGGGCCCGGCGGGCTTGCAAAATAGGGGATTGGGTGGCGGAGAGGGTGGGATTCGAACCCACGGTACCCGTGAAGGTACAACGGTTTTCGAGACCGTTGACACAAGGCGAGAACGTATGGGTTTTGAGCAATTACAGCCACTTGTTAAGCGCATAGAACGCGAGAAAGACAGTTACGCGCACACTGAACAGACACAAAAACAAGCACAAGAAGGCTATGAAAAGTCCGATGTCCTTCGGCATAGCTTTGAGATACCCACACCCGTTTGCGGCGTCTATTTTCTCATTAAGTGTGATGAAATCGTTTATGTGGGACAATCCATAAACATATCAATTCGGCTTATGGGCCACCTGCGCACGAAAGATTTCGACCGTGTCGCAGTGATCACCTGTGAACGCGCCGATCTGACGGAGGTAGAAAATTTCTACATCCGTAAATTTATGCCGAAATTGAACAAAGACGGTCTGTCTCAAGCGTTGAAGGCCGAGAGAGAGGGCATATCAGTCGGGCCGAAAAAACCGATTTTGCGACCCAAGCCGGCCGTGGTTCAATTCCTGCCACCGAGTTACGACCCTGTTCTTTTCACTGAGTTTGACGAGGAACATCGGGAGTTTGAAAAAAACTATTGGAGCCCAGCGGCAGTGATCGACGAGAAGATGAGACGACTTAGAAATTTAAAGCGAGCTTACGGTAATGGACTTACCCGCATCGAGGAAGGGCCGATGCCCGAAATAGGAGATTCGCGCGGTGTCGAGATGCCGAATTCGGAAAACGCTGGCTCGGGCTAATTCAGAAAGCCGCGCCCGATGGGCCGGTAATTTTCGTTCAATGCACCTTCGCGGCCGGATTCGCGTTAGGCGCCAGGGTCGGCGCGGCGCCCCCATTTGCGAAATTATTGAGGGTTTCGAGAATCGAGGCGTAGGCCTTGCGCTCGATTTCGACTGCGGAGATCGCCGCGCCGCGGTCTGGAATGTGAATCAAGCTGGTCAGACCAGCGATGCGCTCACGCGCACCGGATTCGAGCCCCACAAGGAATGTACGCACCTCGTCGAGTGTGACGGTTTGGGCATGAGCGATGATAGACGGCAGCATCACGTTCAGACCCGCGACGAAAGCCTCGTAGCGCGCCTGATGTGACCCCTTGCTGCGGTCGTTCAGCAATTCGCCCAGCGTCCGCCACATCACACCGAAAGCGGTCATCGAGGCTTGATTCAGGTCACTCTCATAGACCGGGTGCGTGCGCTCCTGGCGCAGGAGCAGGATTTCCGAGATCGCGGCGAGGATCAATGCGGAGTCGGGGCCGGCCGCGCCGACGAAGCCCGAGGCTGCCAAGCTGCGCAGTTGCTCCATCTGAGGCTCGATCGCGTCATAGGCTGCCGCCTTGGCGCGGAGCAGATGAAGTTCAACGCGCGCCGAGCCGCCGACATCATCGAGCGATAATTCGATTTCGACTTTTGGCTTTGCCATTACGGATACTCGTGCGCTTCGACCGACGCGACTTCGGCATTCGAGGGAGGCGCACTGGACTGCGACGCGGCGCTGTCCAGTGTGCTGGGCGCGGCTTGCGCGGCGGACGGCGACACCGGGGCCGGCGCGGCGGTGACGGCCACAGCCTGGTCGTGCGCCAGCATCGCGGCGGTGATTTCGTTGTCCCATGCCAGGATATCAGCCGCCGGGAAGCGCGGAATCGCTGTGAGGATACCGTTGCGGAGCGGATTGGCACCGGTGAAAACGCCCTGCTCGCCCAAGCGCCGGTTTTCAAGGCCGCTCAGGACGCGACCGCCGCCACGGTCCCATAGCGGGAATTGGCCGGCCGCCGCAGCCCACGCGCCGGCCTGAACCATGCGCAGGATCGTGGAGTGATTGCCGTCGGCCAGCCACACGAAACCGTCCCGCTCGCCCTGGATGCCTGGGCCGATATTGTAGACGAAGCTGCCCAGGGCGGATTTCTGGCCGATCGTCAGCGGGCGTTTCACCCAGCGGTCGATCACGTCGAGCGCGCTCTGGACGCCGAATATCATATATTCGTACCCCTGCTCGCGCGTGACCTCCGGCGTGTCGGCGGTCACATGGGAGCCATCAGGTAGGATCGTGGTGCCGAACGCGATCGTCCAAATGCCGAGCGGGTCCTGATAAGGCCGCCCCGTGCCGTCGGCGCCGAATCCCTCATAGGCGGCATCGAGCAGCATCGTGTTGTGCATGACCAGTTGCTGGAATGTCGGCGCGGTCGTTCCCATGGGGGTTTTAGCCTTCGCGGTTGGTGGGGGGTTGGGTGCTGGGTAGCGGGCGAAATGCGCGCATGCGGTACGCGTCGGCTGCGGCGCGCTTCTCGTCGCGCCAGCTCAGGAAGGCGAACCACGCGAAGACGAGCAGCGAGAGTAGCCAGATTGAGCCGATGCCGATGAGCGCCCACGTCAGAGCGGACAGGTTTGGGCCGTTCATTGGCCGTTACCGGGCGCCGGCGGCGCAAAACGGTTGTTCAACGTGGCAAGGAATCGCTGGCCGCCCGCGCCCAAACCGCCCGCGCTGATCAGTATGCCGTACCCCTGCATGAAGCGATCGGGCTGGAACGCGGTATGCAGGACGATCGATCCATAGACCTCCAGGAACAACATCACAGCGGCGCCAGCCAGACACAGGGCCGGGACCAGATTGAGGTGCGCTTCGGGCGATCCCAGGAAATGCGGGACGTTCACGGCTTCGCCGCCGGCTTGGCGGGTGACGCGACCGATCGCGCCGCGGCATCTTGCGCGTTCACCGCGCCGACAACGGCGCTGAGCGTTTCGCTGCAATTCCGCCAGGCCATCCAGAGACCATAGACATAATGGGCCACCGTCGATTGACGCCTAACCGGATACGGTACCGGGGGCGCGGCCGAGCAGGTCTGGAGCGATGGGGGGATGCGGATCTGCACCACCACGTCTTTGACCATGACAGTCGGAGGCGCGGGGGTGGTGGCGCAGCCGGCGAGAAGAATTGGTGCCAGAACGAGGAATCGAACCCCGGTCGACCGCCTACGAAACGGCTGCGCAGCCACTACGCCATTCTGGCACATTTTCGGAAAGCTCCATGCAATTCCAGGAGCCTACTGGCCCCGCATGGTCGCCGCAGCTTTTAAGGCGCGGAGGCGATCGATTTGAGCGTGGTTTCGAGCACCGGAGCCACGAAGGCGTCGGTTTGCGGGGGCGAGCCCTGCGGGGCGCTGCACGCGGAGATCTGCGCCACGGGCAGCGTCTGGCTGTCGATCGAGGCGTTCACTGTCTGTTCGACCTGCTGCTGCTGCTCGTAATCGCTGGCCACGACGCTCTCGGCGTGCTGCCATGCGACAGCCTGCGACTGGAGAAGGGCAATCGCCGCCTGATCGGCGGAATTTACCGATTTCTGCTGCGAGATCACCGCGTTCGCGCCTTGCACCTGGGCGGACAGGGTCGCAATGCGGGCGGCGTCCTGGTGAAGACGCAGCCACAAGATGCCTCCGCCCGCCACCAGCACGATGCCGACAATCAGAAATGGCGCGACCTTTGAAAGGGACGGGGCGATAAACCCAAAAATTTTCATGGCGATGGTGAGCATCAGGACTTTCCTCCACCCATGCGATCGCGCAGCCAGCGCAGATCGGATCTGATTTCGTCCAGGGATTCAGTGACGGTGGCCTGGGTTTCTCGGATCATGTCTTTGACCTCGGTTCGGCTGGGAGTGTTGCGTGCAATTTCCAACTGAAATGCGGAAAACTGTCGTGCCATCGTATCGTTGGAGGTACGGTGGTCGACCTGGCAGTTTTCGACCGCTTTGGCAGTTTTCTCGAGCTGGGAGGCGAATTCCTTCGCCCGACCTGTTTCTTCTTTTTTGCCGCCTTGCAGATTGAGCCACATGTAAACCCACAAGCCTCCCAGAATGATCAGCAGCACATATTCGGGAGCCCGATCGGAAATCGCGGTCACAAGAATTGAGATCGGGTCCAACGCGCGCTCCTTCCGGCCAAAAACTTAGCGTGCTTGATTTCGCAACCGGCGGTCGCCGCCAAAAGGACAGACTTTCTACCGCAGGATTACGAGGCGCTAACGATCTGGTTCAGCGCGCCAGTAACCGGAATCAGCGGTGCCGTCGCCGCGGCCATGCTCGCCGGTGTCGGCCACGAAATCGTCATGGCGGTGGCGATTTCCGCCTGAGTCGTGGCGCCCATGACGGCCCCCTTGGCGGCCAGGCGCGTCCGCTCGATCAGCGCTGCGATTCCGAGCCATTCGGCGTTCAGCGCGGCGATAACCGATGCCACGCCCCACGCGGTGCTGGCCGTGATGCCGATTTCGTCGAACAGGAGGGGAAACTGCATCGAGGATGGGGGAGGCGACGCCGCGGCGAATGCGGCCTCGGTGGGATATGTGGCCAGAAGCGCCTGCGCCTGGGCAGCTTTGGTGAGGTAGACCATCATCTGGCCGAACCCAGGCGTGATGAATTGGAGGCGCGCCTGTTCGGCATCGAGATCGATCGAGGTGCAGGCCGCCGTCTGCGCGGCGGCGAGCGGAAAACTCGACGAAATCGGCACGATCTGGGAATTCAGATAAAGGAAACGGCCGCCGGCGAGCAGCGTGGCGTATTGCGCGGAATTGATCTGCTGCGCCCCGGATGATTGTTCGAACGAGGGCCATAGCGTGGACGAGGTAGTGCCGTACTGCATCACCTCGTTGGAGGCGGCCGTGATCAAATAATAAACCGTCGTCGTGGTGCTCAAGGCTCTATCTCCGCGCGAAACTGCTCGACAGCCGCCGCGATGGCGGAACCGTGCGCTGCCCGCTTGATACACTCGATCGCCCGTCGCCGGGTGTCCTGAATCGACCGGTGGCGGCCCAGGGAAGCGAGCGCCATGGACTGATACGGCGATCCTTCCAATTCCGATAGATCGAGCGCATGTACCATTTCGTAGCCACCCTCGTCCTCATGCTGTCGGTGCGCCTCACGCGCGAGCGCCGTTATGGCGGCGAGGGCGCGACGCCGCTGCACGTCTATCGCGATCGTTAAATCAATCCGCATCACATTTATCCTTTCCTTGCGTTGATAATCTTAATATGCGAAACACATAGTTATGCTGTTTCGCGGCTACACCTTCGCGCTTAGGCCCACCGTGGAGCAGGCCGAAAAATTTGCTCAGACGGCTGGCGTTTGCCGGCTGGTGTGGAATTTGGCGCTCGAACAGCGCCGTACTCACTGGCGGAATTATCAGGGCCGTACCGGGAACAACCTGAATTACGTGACCCAGGCGCGGGAACTGACTCTTCTGCGCGCCGAGATGGACTTTATCCGCGAGGTCAGTCAGAACGCCCAGCAGTACGCGCTGAAAGCGCTGGACGACGCCTATCGCCGCGCTTTCAAGGGTCTTGGCGGTTTCCCCCAACCGAAAAAGAAGGGCGTCAACGATTCTTTCACATTCACTGGCCGCGAGGTGTCGGTTGAACGCCTGAACCATCGATGGGGCCGCGTGAAACTTCCCAAGATCGGCTGGGTCAAGTTTCGCATGACCCGCGACGTTGAAGGCAAGATGACGGAAGCGACCGTTAACCGAACCGCCCTTGGCTGGCAGGTCTCCATTGGCTGCAAAATCGACCGGGACATTCAGGATGTTGGCGGCGCGGTCGGAATAGATAGAGGAGTTGCAGTTCCGCTGATGCTGTCCGATGGAACGGCTTATCGGCTGCCCGAGACGGTCGCGCTGCTCGATCGGCGCATCCGTAAGGCTCAGCGAATCGCCAGTCGGCGCAAGCGCGGGTCCAATCGCTGCCGCAAAGCACAACGCCGCGTTGCCGCCCTCAGCGCCAAACGAGCACGCATCCGCAAGCATTGGGCGCACGAAACCACTACTGATATTGCCCGCAAGTTCGGAACCGTCGTGATCGAGCGCCTGCGCACCAAGAATATGACGAAATCCGCGAGCGGCACGATTGCCGAGCCCGGCAAGAACGTCGCTCAAAAGCGCGGCCTCAACCGGGCAATCCTGAATGTCGGATGGCACCAAGTCGAGACAATGCTGTTCTACAAAGCCTTCCGGGTCGTTAAAGTCGATCCGCGCCATACGTCGCAGACCTGTTCGGCCTGCGGAAATCTGGATAGTCGAAGCCGCAAAAACCAAGCGTCCTTCGTCTGTTCCGCCTGCGGTTTCCACTCTAATGCCGATCAAAACGCTGCTATCAACATACTTCAACGGGGGAACACTCCGGTCGTGGAGCCTGCGACGTTGCAGGCGATGAAACGAGAACTTCCTTTAGTGGAAACCTTAGTCGTTTGAGGCTCAGGGGATGCTAACGAGGGTAATGCTCCAATCGAAGTACATCGGTGGCGCGGTGATCGTCACCAGGATTGAGCCTGCGACGTTCGAAGTGATGGCGAGCTGCCCGTCGGTGATTGTCTCTGGACCGGCCGAAACGGCGCCGCTGATCATGACACTCGCGCCCGCGGGGATTTCCCCGATCGTTACATCGCTCGTGCCGTCGGCCGGGAAACTCGTCGCCGAGACCGACAGCCCCATTCCGACTTTCGGGACGATCTGACCGCCGATGACGCAGTTTTGCTTGATAAATACTGATGGGTTTGCGATGGGCGCCGTGGCGAGAATGCCTCCGCCTGCTGGTGACTGCTGATACTGAGCTTGGTTGGGGGCGCATTGGGTCACCTGGAGGATCGCGCCGACCGAATCATAAATTACGAGGGTGATTGACATCAAGTTTCTACGTCAACAAAACGATGGCAAAAATGGTGCAGCTTGAGAAAGGTTCTGAGGTAGCGCTCTGCAAACTGTAAGTATGGGTTCCGCTGCCCGGACTGTCGGCATAAGCGAGCGTACCGTACGCGCCCGGAGACGCGAACTCGGTTGGGAGCTGGGCGCCGTCTCGGTAGATAAAACCTATCGTTTCTGGAACTTGGCTTGTCTCTTGGCCGGTGTACCTGCCAAAAACAAACACCGTTTGACCATTCGGAACATTGATGGATATCGATACCGTACTTCCTCCGTTGGCCGCTGCGGAATTGCTCGTAGAGCCCACAGCAATTTTGCCATTCGTAACCTGAAGATTACCAATATCAGCGGTTCCGATCTGGACGTTCGTGAAGAACGCATCCGTTCCGAGCAGCACGCCGGTTTGCAGGGTGCCGGTAGTGATGTTGTTGGCCGACAGGGTGCCCGTCGCCAATTGGTTCGTCGTGATCGTTCCGGACGCGATCTGCTGCGCGGTAATCGTCTGCGACGCGATCTGCTGCGCCGTCACCGTGCCGGTGCGGATCATGCCGCCAGCGATCGATGTCGCGCCGCCGGGGGCATAGCTTTGAGGCTGCGTTGCGCCTGCTACGGTGGTGCCAAGCAAACACTGGCAGAACATGAGTGCGTATGGTGGCGATCCGCTGCCGGCACCTTGCGGCGTGTTCATCTGGATGACGAGATCCATGTAGGCGGCGTTCGCTGGCGCTGCACCAATCACATACGAAAGGGCAAAGTTTCCAACGACGCTGGTGGTCGGAACATTGACGGTGTTGCCGGACAGGACTGAAAGCTGATTACCGCTCGCGTCGTAGAAGACGATCCCCGCGAAACCGCTTGTGAAATAGGTACAGATGCGGGCTTGCGCCTCGTACCACTGTCCCGGAATACAGGCCGTGTGCTTTCCGAAGGGTTGCCAGAAGACATTCACGAAGCTGCCAGACGGCATCGTGGTGGCGCTCAGTTCCCCAGCCCCTTCAACCGGGTCGTAGAAGCCGGGCGTGGTGCAGGGGGCTATACCTGGACCGACAACCCCGGACGATCCGAACGCCGCGGACCACCCGTTGACAGAGATCTGTTGGCTGGGGTTCCAGATGGTGTTTGCACTGCTGCCCACCGCCAAGGCCGCCGTGGTGATCGAGTTCGCGGCCATATTTGAGGCCGTGATGGTGTTGCCGGCGATATAATCCCCGATGATGGAGCCGTTGACGAGCAGTTCCGCCGAGGCAGCTTTTCGCACGACGCAGCGCGTCAGGTAGACCGCCGGGAGCGCGGTATTGGCGGTTCCACTCACGACGATATGGATCTGCGCCTGGGTCGAACCAATCGGGATCAAGGCCTGCCCGGCCACTGTCGCCCAGGTCGATCCAGGTGTCACGGAGGTCGTGCTGGGTGTGCCGGTAACCGCCCCGGTCGCGTCTTCGCACACCAAAGCGAACGAGATCGTGTTGGCTGTCGAGCCCGCGTAATCGACGGACAGGAAGTAAGATTCGCCGCCCTGTACGGGGAAAAATCCACCATAGATGACGTTGCGGGCAGTCGTCTCCAGCACGGTCGCGGCGAAAGCCCCCGAAGGAACCCCACTCGCGCTCGCCAGTACCGCCGCGATCCCCACACCCGCGCCGGTGTCTGATGTGCTCCAGTTATCGGGGGTCGTGGTCCCTTGGGTCGGGGCCATCAAGGGGTTCAGGCAGATGTTCGACGGGTCCGAGATCGTCAGTTTTGAAGCGGTTACCGACCCCGCCTGAAAATTGACCGCGGTCAGCGTGCCGGCGGCGATGAAGGTGCCGAGGATCGAGCCGTTGACCAAAAGCTCGGCCGAACTCGCCTTGCGGACGACGCAGCGTGAGAAATAGACTGCGGGAAGCGCGGTGTTGTCGGGGCCATTGACTTCGATCCAGATGATCGCCGAGGTGGCGCCGGCGGGAACGGTGACCTGGCCTGCGGTCGTCGCCCAGGTCGACGCGGGCGTGGCGTTCGTGATGCCGTACCAGCCAACGACCCCGCCGGTGCTGTTCAGAAATTGCGCGCCGATCGTGATCGCATTGGTTGAATCGCCAGCGTAATCGACGGCGAAATAGTAGGCTGCGCCTGACAGCACCGGAAACGGGTTCGCCGCGTTGAAATAGCTGTCTCGCACCGTCTGCATCATCACCGTCGAGGCAAACGCCCCGGCGGGCACGCCGCTCGCGGTGGCCGCAAGCGCGGTAAGAGCACCGCCGGCGTCGGTCGTAGTCCAGCTGTCGGGCGCGGTACCGCTCGGGCCGGGCAGAAAATTCGGATTGAGGCAGATATTGCTCGGGTCCGAGATCGCGAGCCGACTCGCGGTCACCGCATTGGCGCTCAGCTGCTGGGTGTTGATGCTTTCGTCGATCAGCTGGCCGCCGCTGATCTGCGTAACACCGCCCGGCGTCCATGCTGAAGGGCCATCCTGGGTCGGCGTGGCAGTCCCGAGCAGCGTTTGGGTGAAAGCGACCCATGGGTTCGCATCGATCGTAAGGCTCGTCAGCGCGCCGGTACCGGGAGCGTTCCCGGCGTAGAATGCGCCACCGACATAAAGCGTTTCGTTCAGCGTAGCCGGCGTGAGGGTGTACTGAACTGTCCAGGTCGCGCCGTCGAGCGATGAGCTGAGCGTGACGACATTCCCGGCGCGCGCGACACGCACGAAAATGGTTGAGCCGGAGCCGCCCGAGACGACCTGCTGATCGGGGTATGACGTGCTGTTCGCGAAATCGGCATACCCGGCGATGAAGACGTTCCCGCCGCTCTGATAATTCATATGCGCGTTGATCTGCGAGCAGCCGTTCGCGGTGAGGCTGTCCCGTACCATGATGCCCACCTTCGGCGCGGTCTGTGCGTTCACCTGAACCTGGCCGGTGGCGACGAAATCGCCGGTCACCTCTTGATAAGCGAAGATCGCCGTGTCGACGCCCAGGTCGTCGCCGATGCCGGCGGCGCTCGTGAAGTCGATCGCGCCGCCATTGATCACCACCGGATTCGCCGCCGTTTCGGTGTAGCCAATCACAACGGTGGTCAGAGGGACCGCAAACGCGCGCAGGAGCAGCGTCATGTAGGCTGCGGTGGCCGGCGACTGGCCGCCTGCCCACACCTGCTGCCAGTTCACGAGCGCGGGACCACCGGCTGTCACCGCGCCACCGGCTGTCACGATCCAGGCGGTGGCGTTCGGGCCGGGCTCCAGCTGCGCCGCGCCGAGATAGACGACCGTCGCCGATGTCGCGCCGTCAGCAACCCCGACCAAGCTGAAGCTGCCGGGTTCCAGCACACCGGTTACTTCGAGCGTCTGCCATTGGTTCTGAACCCCGAGGTTGGCGCTGACGGAAAGGCCCTGGATCGCGACGTAAAAATCGGCCGCGTTGTACCCGGTGGGGATGAACACCTCCATGCGCAGCGTATATGTGCCCGGGAAGGGCACATTGACGTGGGCTATGTTGAAGGCGAACGGCCCGGTAAACGCGCTGGCCTTGGTGATCGACTGACCGCTGGGGGTCGGCGTGCCCTGCGGCCATGCCGCGAGGGTCGCATTGGTGGCGACATTGCCCGCGAACCCGCTGCTGAACGGCAAAAGGTTCGCTCGCACCAGCGGTTCCTGGACCGGCGCTTGGGCGATGGGTGCCTGGATCAGATTACCGTTGGCGTCTTCACCGAGTAGGTAAATGCCGAACTGAACGCCGTGGGCGATGCCGAGCAACTGAGCGCCATAATAGTCGCCCGGTGTGCAGGGAATCGAGGCATTCCATGCGCGGCCATTGGGGCCGCTGGGTGCCCAGGAGCAGAGATCGACGTATGCTCCTACCGCCGGCGCGGCGAAGCCCGACACCAGACCGCCGCCGTAGGGTCCCATCGCAAAATCGTTGAACGGCAGCGTGGTGACGGGTTCCTGGCCGGTATTGCCGGTCAGGATCGAAACATCGACGGAGGTCAGCGTGACCCACCCCTGCGAGGTCGAATTCAAGCAGGAATTCCAGATCAGATTATTCGGACTGGCGACCGCAAGGGCGCCGGTGGTGACCGAGCCGGCGGCGAAGTTAGATGCTGTCAGCGTCTGGTTGCCGATCTGCGCGCCAGTGATCAGCGCGGACAGCTTGCTCGGATCGAGGGATGCGATCTGTGCGTCGGTGAGGCCCGGGTTGGTCGCGCTGATCGGCGCAATTTGATTGGCAAGCAGCTGGGATGTCAGGGACGCCGGGTTGACGGATTCAATCTGACCCGCAGTGATGCCCGCTGCGGACGACAACTGGCTGCCGGCGATGCCCGCGTTGCTGGCCATCTGGGCGCTCGTCAGGCCGGGGCTTCCCTGAGTCGTGGTGGCGATTTGGGCCGCCGACAATAGGCCTGTCAGAGTCGCCGCGTCGGCGATATCGACGAACGCGCTGCCGTTCCAGCGCAGGGTCTGGTTCGTCGCGACATTGTAGACGACCTGCGTGCCACCCGTGTCGGACAAGGATGTCGGATTGGTCGTGCTGTCCCATATCCCGATCGGGCTGATGCCGTGTGCAAAGAGCTGCGTCTGGATCGCGTTCAGCGAAATATCGCCGCCGACGATCTGCGTGGAAGCGGACGAAGCAGGCCCCACAAGTCCGCTCTGTACCCCGGTCGTGGTAACCGATTGGAGCCAGTAATATTGCGTCGGGTACGGGAAGACGAGGCCAGCCTCGAGCACCGAGACGTCGGTGTCGACAAATTGCGTTCCGGCGGTGCGGCCAACAATCGTCGCGAGCGTCCCGGAGACGTCGGGCGCCGTGTTGTTGGTCGACCGCCAGACGAGATATTCGGTGACGTCCCGCTGGACCGCGGCAGTCCAGTTCAAGGTAATTCGCTGAAACGAACCGACCGCAGTAAAATTGGTCGGCGCATCCGGGCTCGTGTTCGATTTGCCGGTGACAACGGTTCCGGTCGAGGTGTACGCCCACGCACTCACCTGACCGGTTCGAGAAAGCGAGCGCACACCGATCGAATATGTGTCGGGCGACAAGCCATCGATGTCGATGAAGGAGCCGCTGGCGATCGCTGATTTGACGGTCACGCCGACCGAATTCACGACCGCGACCTGGTAGGACTGGATGCGGTTGTCCGTCGGGCACGTCCATGAAACCGCGACCCGGATCAGTGTGGTGGTGCCGGTGCCGATTACGAAATCCTGGACCGTGATATTGTAGGGGGCCGGGATGGGCGCGGTTAGAAGGTCGAGCGTCGTCGTCCCGCCAGGCGCTGTCGTGGTGACCCACGCGCCCACGCCGCTCGAATTGATGACCCACTCGTAGAATGTGCTGTTGGTCGTGTCATAGATCAGATAATCCGGCTGCCCGGTTGCCGTATTGAGCGGCGGCGAGCTTGGTACCGATGTGACAATCACATAGGCGAGGTTCGAGAACGGCGGGATATTGAAGGTGAGATTGCTCTCGATGATCTGGTATTTGTTGATGTCGTACTGGATCGCGGAAATCCGGAACTGCCCGGGCTGCGTCTCCTGAATGCCGATCACCTGCCATTCGGTGGGGGCGAGATTGGTGGTGGTCAGAATGAAAACGGCGTTGGCCGCCGGGATCTGCGTCAGCTCGGTGCTGAGTTCGACCTGGGTGTAGGGTAGCCCTGCGACATTCTCGCTGGTGGGGTCCCATCCGACGACACTGATTCCGGCCAGATCGTCGCCTGTGCGCGCGAACGGATAGAAGGCGATTTCGCGCAGGTAGAACGGCTCGGTAATGCCCGCGAGTCCGATATTGTTCAGATTGGTGGCCGGCATATTGGCATCGTTCGCGATGCCGGTGATCTCGCCGTTGACTGCCCATTGGAACGAATCGTTGCCCCATGAGACGGCCTGGCGAACCGCATTACCTGGAGCTGTCCCGACGCTCCCTAGGTTTGTCACAACCCCACCAGCACTGACGCTGGCCGATGCGCTCGATGCGCCGAGCAGCATCGTGACGCCGTCGTTATGGGCTGCGGCGTTCCACATCGAGATGCCGCTGACTGCGCCAGAATCAGCGGAAGCCGTCGCGCCCGCGAAGATTAGCGTGCCCGCCATCGCGTAGTAATCAGTGCCGAAAAAAGCTCCGATATTGTCGGCCGCGCGCGAGGCAGCCGAACCTGTGGTCGGAATATAAGACGTGGCAGTCAAACCAACTTCGATCTGAGCGCCCCACATGTATATATAATCATTTTGGTTTATATTACATTGTATAACAACTTCGGTAGCGCCCGCTGGTATCAACACAGGCGGCAGTATAAACCTCTGCCATTCTGTGGTTATATTTACCGTTTCAGGAGACGCGTTTTGTACGTTTGTATTATAAGAAGTATATAAAGTTTCCGTTACGGGGACACTTGATCTCATCCATACCGACATCGTGACAGTCGCAGGCAAAGATTGCGGAGTGAACGGGTCGCTTAAAAAGCCACATCCGCCGCTTGGGTCAGAAATACTCCACGCCGTGTTCGTTCCGTCCGGAGCCGTCCCAGCGTTGGCCACTGGCGTAACGCCATAAGCTGCATTGAAGAGATTGCTGTTCGGGCAAAGATTGGTGGCCGGCGGCTCGATCAGGAGGCCCAAAGGAGAGGGCGTTGTGCCCGGCACATGATCGAACCGCGGCTGATTCGCTGGGGCGATCTGCATCGTTCCGGTCGCGTCGAAATACGTGCCGGTGCTCGCCCGGGTAAATTGCCAGAGCGGGGACGCCAGCGCGATCTCGTTGACGAAATTCTCGGCCAACGCATAGGACGCCTGAACCGGCGAGACGTTGGTAAACCCAGAGATCGGGACAGCCGCCGAAAGCGTATTGTCCGGATAGGTGACGAGCAGGGCGTAGCTCGTTCCGGACGTCGGGCTGAACACCATGTCGAGGTTGACGCTCGCCAGCGTGTTGCCGCCCCGCACGCGACCGCCCATTCGGATGCCGACATAGGCGCTGTCGGAAATCGCCACCACGTCGCCCGGCAGGATGTCCATTTTGTCGTAGGACACAGTGAACGAGACGGTGTCGGTCTGGTAATTTTCCGAATAGAGCAGCCACTCGCCCAGGCGCCGTGCCACGCCACGCGAGGTGCAGCCGAACGCGAGCAGATCCTTGGCAAAGATACCGCGCTGCGCGACCTGATCGGGATACTCGACCGGCTCATAGGCCGGGAGGTAATTGTAGGAGGGGTCCTGCCACTGGACATTGGCCCAGGAGTGCCGCGTCTTGAGGCTGGTGCCCTCGTAGGTGAAGAGGGCACCAATGACATCTGCCTGGTTGATGATCTTGATCGGCGTCTGCGGCATGTCGGCCGTGACGCCAACCGATCCGGCCGACCAGTAGACTTGGCCGCGGAATGTCGCGGCGATCGCCTGCATGATCTGGAACGCCGTCGCCTGTTGGCTCAGAACGCCGTTCAGCGAGTAGCGCGGCTCAAAATTACCGTACCCGTCGGGCAGCATCTCGATCGCGCCGGCGGAATTGATGTTGCCGTCCGCATAGATGCCGATTTGGTAGAGCTGATATTTGACCAGCTCGAGCTGCTGCGCGGTCAGCCCCATGCCGTAGCGATTGTTCGATATGAAATCGTAAAGCACCCAGGCCGGGTTGCTCGTCGTCATGGAATGGAACGTCACCCCATCCCAGGTGCCGTTCGATGTGCCTGTGCCGCTGCTCGCATAGGTCGCTGCGGTCCAGGTGTTGGTCTGCTGGTTGTATACTGCCGGCGTGTAATTGGCCGGGACCTGGCACTCGATCCCGTTCACGACGACCGTGAAATTCGGCAGCGATGAGCCGAACGCTTCGCTGTCCAACGTGAGCGCGATGTACGAGGTGTCGCCGTAGGTCAGCTGGTAGTCGGTGATGACGTCGTAAGCTGCCCAGTAGAGCGAATTCTGTGTGGTCGAGACCGACGGGTCCGGCGTGACCTTGGTGATCTTGACGTTCCAGCTCGTCGTCGGATTGCTCGGAGTTCCCGCCTGCGGCAGCCCGATCACATACGATTTCTGGTAGGGCGACGTGCACTTGCCGTTGATCACGTCGTTGACGACGGTGGAATAGCTGCCGCCCGCCGGCTGAATGGCGATTTCCAGCTGCATTGAGCTGGGGTTGATGTCGCCATTCTGCGTGTTGGTGTCGAACATCGCCGGAATGGTGATCGTGATGCGCGCGCGGTCCGCCGTCGTGCTCACAATGGTCTGGATGACCGGCGTACTCGCGAACACCTGAATGCCGACCGTGTTGGTCTCGGTGATCGACGGATAGCCCGGCACCGGCGCCTGGTCGGGCGTGCCCTGGAGGAAGTCCCACGCGACGCCGCGGAAATTGATGCCGCCGCTCGTATCCTGAAGCTGAGTCTGACCAAAGAACATCGACTGCGGCCCGTTGACGAGGCCGCCGATCGGTCCTTCCGAAATGACATGCACGAGGCGCACGATCGCTTTGGATTCTAGCGTGTTCGGCGCCTCAATGCCGCCCGACGAGCTGGGCGACGACCCTTTGCCGCCGCCACCGCCAAGGCCCATGGCGCCGGTGGGCAGCGGATTGCCGGAATCGAATGAGTCCAGCGCACCAGTGTTACCGGTAAACCCGCCGTTGCTGATGAACGCGCCGTAGCCCTGATAATCGGAGGTTGCGGTCGTATAATCTTCGGCCGAATAGCTCGACGAAACGAGAACGGTGCCGACGCGGCACATGCCGTAGACCAGCGGGATCGCCACACCCTGAGCCGAGGTATTGACCTGACCGTTGAGCAGGTAGGAGGCACCCAGGCCGGGCTGCGGGCTGATTGCCTCGGAAATACCGCCCAGGAGCAGCGAGACGCCCATCAGGCCGAGCGAAACACCAATGGAACCAATCGCCGCTCCGATTGCCGCGGCACCAGCGGCCGTGGCCGAACTCCCTGCAATCGCGGCGTCGATGCCAGCGCCGATTTCCGGCTGGTAGATCGTGATCGCAATCGCCGTCACGATCAGTGCCGCGCCGATGATGTCCTTGCCGATGCCGCGGCCGCCTGCACCGGCCGCCACCGGGAAAATGTGGAGCGCACGCGCCTCACCCATCCGCATGCGCAACATCGAAAGGTCGAGCACGTCGCCTGAATTCGCTTTGCCGCGTACCAGCCGGTAACGTCCTTCCGCCATTTCCTGGCGCAGGCCGGGAACCATCAGGAACAGCACGCGCAGAATGGAAGATACCTCTTCGGCGCCGACGTCGAATGAATCGCCGAACTGCTTTTTCAGGCGCCCATGGAAGTGAACCCGCACCGGCCGCGACAGATCGCTTCGATGCTCGGCCGGGCGGCCGACGAGGAAATTACCTCCGTCCATCGCCCACCTCGGTTTGATGCCTGAGCCAGAGCCGGATGAATTTCTGCCAGGGTGCCACCGGCACCTTCTGCGACAGTCGCCCGGAAACATGGTGGATCATCAGGCCACCCCCGACATAGACCGCGCCGTGGTTCGGCACCGGCGAGCGCACGGCGCAGAGGATCAGGTCGCCGACGCGCGGCTCGGTAGGCTCGATTTTTCGAAAGCCGGCGCGCTCGAAATTGTCGAGATAGAGGTTGTTTTCCGCGTGGTCGGCCTGCAGCCACCAATTGTCGTCGCGCGGCCCCTCGGGCAGCATCACGCCACGCTCGACCCGGTAATAATCGCGGATCAGCGCGTAGCAGTCGCCTTTGTGATCAGTCCCGCTCGGGCCGTGCCGGAAATCTCGCCCGATCAATGGCGCGACAGGCAGCGTATCCCCCCAGAAATAGACCTGACCGACGCGCTTGCCATCGGTGAGTACGATGCCCCACGGGACCTCCATGCTCATCTGTGAGCGCATATCGAAGGCGCTGGGCCCCGGATTGTCGTGCACATGTGAGTGCACAACGGCGATCAGATCGCCCTTCATCTGCATCTCGGCGCAATCCGCCGCGCAGTCGAACGCTAGCTCTGGCTTCAGCGCCTTGTTCGGTAGCGCCACATATCCATCGGGCGTGACCGCGCCGCAGCTCTCTTGCGGATACCGCTCGATCGCGTCCTGCTGGATCGCGCGGAGCAGCGCCGGCGCCGTCAGGAATTTTTCCAGATCGTCGGCCCCCATCAGCCGATGGCCGTGTAGGCGGCGCCCGGGAAGGCGTAGGTTGGGAGTGCCTGGTTGGGAAAGCGCAGCTTGCAGTCCGACAGGCGCTTGCCGCACGAGTCCAGATTGGCCGTCGGGACCGATGCGCCCTGGGCGTTGAAATAGGCCGTTCCAGTGTAAGGGCACGTCCCGTAGACAAAAGCGCTCGTGGCCGAATTATAGAAGCGGTAGGAGCGCGTGCAAGCGTCGCGGAGCACCTGCCGGCGCGGGAATTTCCGGGCCTGCTGATCGGTCGGGATCGCGAGCCGGAACTGCACCGTGTTCTTGTCCTGGTGCGATTTCTGGTCGATGTAGAACAAATCGGGACCGATGAACGCCGAGGCATCCGCCTGCGGCTGGCCATCGAGATACTGCGCAAATGTCCGGATGCGAGTGACCTGCGCCCCGACGATATCGCCGTTCGGGTTGTTGGAAACGTTCGCGATCAGGCCGATGATAACGCCACCGATGGCGCTGATATCGAGCGTCGGGGTGGGCGCTTTCCCCTGGCCGCTCGTTGCCATGCCGCCGAACGCGATCGGCATCGGCTCGTAGGCCACGCCACCGAACAACACCGGCGACGATCCCATCACGCCGGGCGTCCAATTGAACACCTGGCCCGTCCCAGGCGTCCCGTTGAGCAGCGTGAGCGGGGTCGTGTCGAGCGAATACAGCTCGACGTAAGCGCCGGGCGTCAGGGATTGAACAGAGGCTTCAAAGGCGGCTGTCGGCATGCGGCGGTACTCCGCCACCGGAATGCATCATGCCGGTCGCCGCGAAAGCCGCAGATATTTGACGCGCGGATCAGGTACAGATTAATGTGATGATATGAAGAACTTGCTTCGCGCCGCGCTGGTAATCATGGCTTGCTCAGGAACCGCGCGCGCCCAAAGCCTCGTTTCGGATTACGTCAATCAGCTGGTTCCGACGATTTCGACGCTGGCGCAGGCGCAATACTACGCCGCTCAAATGCAGACGATTTGCCTCGGAGGAAAAAAAACCGGGGAGTGCAAGTGTGTAAGTGATGCGGTATTACACGACGCTATTACAGGACAGTTTTCGGAAAACTATCGAATTGTTTTGCTCGCACAAGCAACAAAGGACGATGAGAAAATCTTAAAGGGTCCACAAGATCAAATAGGGAGGTCTGTATCGATCGATTTCGCAACATTACAATATCTCTCTCAAGATCTGGTGGAGAAAAGCTACAGCAACGAGTGCAAAAAGATGACAAAAAATGGAAAATAAAAAACGTATACCTCTTACCGTATCAGAAGAGTTAAGAAAAATTGATATAAGATTAAAAGGATATAGCTCTACAAACCCAAAAACAGCGAAAACTCTTGCGGTTTCTTTGAAAGTATTGTATATTACTTCTTATGTAATTGTTGGCGCAGGGCAAAAACTAATTATTCGGTTATTGCTAGCTTCAAAATAAACTGGTCCCCGGCTCTATTTGATCCGGGCTGACGATCCAGACCGATCGATTTGGAAGGCGCCTTCGAGGCGCTTTTTCTATGGAGATCGCAATGCAACCAGCGAATTCCGTTTCTGCGCTGTTCGCGCAGATTCAAGCCTACAAGGCCCTATGGGCCGGCTCCAGACCCAAGGAAGCCGCCTTCGAGCGGTATCTGACCGCAGGCCAGAATGCGGATGCCACGTTGTTTGAAACACGCGCGCATGGTCTCCCCGAAGTCCTGCTCAAGCTCGTCGAGCTGATGGATTGGCTTCACGACGACGCAACCCCAATATCTCGGCTGCATCCGAACAAACTGGACTCGCATATACCGAGGTCCGTAGAATGGCCTTGGCCCAATAATCAAATCCCCACCGGCGCGCGCTGGTGGGGATTTTTTTGTGCTCAATAGGCGCTGAGATCGAACCGCTCAACCAAGAGCACATCCATCGTGAACCAACTCGGTTGCTGCACCGGGCGCCAGGTCGTGGCCTGCCATTTTCGCGGTGTCGTCTCGCTGGGCAGCGTATAGAGGAAGGTCACGCCGAGGTGCGCGTTCAGGAAGGCCAGAATGGCGGTGTTCTGTGCCGCGGAAAGAACGGTCCAGGATAAGGTGACGCTCAGCGGCGCGGTATTGATCCCGTCGGGCGCGCTGACCGTATAGCCGTCACCCAGGGCGGATGAGACCATGCGCGGTTGAACATTGGTCGGAATGGACGAGGGCGCGACCGGTGGCGCGAAGGTATCAAGCGTGCCTGACATTGATCAGCCGCCCTTCATGGAGTGAATGATTCCGCCCGGCATGCTTTCCTGGATCATGACGTGCCGGATCGAGCTGGTCAGCGTCTGTTTCATCTGCATGTGGATCGCGTTCATCGTCTGCGGGTCCATCCCGTTCTGCCCGTGCGAGCCGGCGGCAACCGTGATCGGCGCCTGAACCGTGATGTTGACGCCCCCTCCCCCGTTCCCGCCGTGCATGCGCACGCCGAGCTGGCCCGACGAATTGCGGTGCAGCGGTAGGATGGCCTCGGGGCCCGCTTCGCCCATCATTGCCATCGGTACCTTGGTCGGTTGATCGATGATTCCGCCGTTGGCGTAGGGCATCAGCTTGCCTTCGGAGAACGCGCCGCCGTTGGCGAACAAGCCCGATATCGCCGAGCCGATTGAGGACAAGAACGACGGTGCAGCGCTGGCAGCGCCACCAACACCGAACCCCATGCCGGAAACAGCGTCCAAGCCGGTCCCAAACCCAGTGCCGGACGCCAAGGGCGCAAAAAGGCTGCTGATCGCCGAGCCGGCCATTTTCCCGAGCTGACCCTTCGCGATGCTCCCGAAGAAGCTACTCGCGCCGCCGAGGGCGCTGCTGGCCGTGCTCGTGCCGCCCCCCGGCCCCATCCCGGTTCCCTGCGTCGGGCCCATATTGCCGGTTCCCTGGGTGCCAAAGAGCGACCCCATGAATCCGCCGAGATTGTTGGTCAGCGCGTTGGTGATCGGCTGCCCGACCGACGCCTGAAACAGGCTGCGCCCCATGTTGTTCAACATGCTGCGCAGCTGGTAGCGCATGTAGAGGCCCTGCCCGCTCGGATGCTGGAACGAGAACACTGAATTGGTCAGCGCGCTGTCGAACTGCTGAGGAATCTGGTTGAAAGCGCTCTGCTGCTGCTGCTGTTGCTCCAGAAGAACCTGTTGCTGACCGGCCTGCGCGGCCTGCGCCATCATCTGACGCCCTTGTGCGGTCGTCGGTTGCCCATTGGCGTCGATATGGCCTTGGGCTGCCAGCGTGGCATAGACCTGCGACTGCTGCTGTGCGACAGCTTGCGCCATCGGCGACGCCACCGGACCGAGCTGCATCTGGAACTGGCGCGCGCGCATGTTTATGCCTTGGCGCGTCATATCGCTGCGGTTCTGCAGCGTGAACTGGTTCTGCTGCGAAACCGAATTCGCGGCCATCGCCTGGTTGTTCGCGCCGATCGTCTGCAATGCGGCTTGGCCCGGCACCGAATTCGGACCGTATCGCTTCAGCACCTCATTGGCCTGCTTGATCTGCTCCTGCGGCCCGATATTCCGAGACGCCAAGCTGAGCGCCGCCGGGCTTTGCGCGGCCGCGTGCACGAGCTCCTTCTGGTGGCTCGCCTGAACCTTCAAAGCCGCATTCGACTTCGCGGTGGCCACCGATACTTCGGTCAGCGACTGCGCGAGGATCTGCAGGTTGCGCGCCGCCACCTGCGCGCCGGTGTAGTTGTGCTGCAAACCTTCATTCGTGGCTGAAATACTGGCCGTCATACGCATCCCCGCGCCTTCGCCTCGGCCATAGGCGCCAACCATTAATCCCCCTTGGGCAACCTGAAGATTGGACTGGCCGGATGCGCTTTCGAACGCCATTGTGTTTTGGGCGTTCGCACTCGCGACTGCCGACGAAGCGTATGCCTGTTGAACCTGCTGACTCCCGTACATCGGATTTTTAACGCTGGCACCGGCCAAAGATGCCGCCCCCACGCGACCTTTGGCCAAAAGGCTGGATTCCGCCGCTGCCCGAGCTGTCGCGAACGCGCCCATTGAACTTGCCGACTGAGCCTGAAGCGTATTTTGCGTCCGGTTCGCGGCCCCCGCAGCGGCGTACAACGGCGCAAAAATACCAAGCGCACCGCCTGTTTGGGCGCGAGTCTGAAGAAATTGCGCGAGCTGCTGAACCGTCTTTCCTGTGAAACCTATTTTATTCCCGGCGGCAATTTTCTGTGCCGGCGTCATGGATTCGATCGCAGCCGCGTGCGACATCGTGGCGATCGATGCGGTTTGCGTAGGCGCACCGGTATATGTCCCATAGTGATTGCCCCAAACCGCCTCGACGTTCGCAGGGTTTGACCATCCGCCAGGGCGGTTCCCCATAAGGCTCTTGTCGTATGCTGCCATGGCCGCGATCGATTTGGTCGGATCAGTGCGGTAGTCGTGGTGGGCCGTAACCAATCCAAATCGACGTCCTGTCGCAACGCTCATTTGAGCAATGCCCACATGCGGCGTTCCGACACCAGCACTTGCGTTCCCCGAACTTTCCTGAAACGCCTGCCACGCCAGGAAATTCGCCGGCACTCCGTTTTTTTTGGAACTGGCCGCGATCGCCGCATGATATGGGGCCATAGCTTTGGCTGCGGCGCCGATAAGTGCACCGCTTGCGCTCATGATCGGCGTGCCAACGGTCGCGGCACCGGCCGCCAATGCCGCGGCACCTCCAGACACGGATGGCGCCCCCTCCGCCTGCACGGAGATCGGAAGTGAGCCGGTCATCGTCGCTGGATTGGGCAAAACCGCCGTCAGCCACGGAGGCATCCCGCCCCCACTCTGCGGCATCGGAGCGCCATAAGCCTGTTCGCCGGGCACAGTGTTTAAAAACGGCGAACGCGAGCCAATAATCTGCGACGTGATGCGACCAAACGCTCGGTCGCGCGAAAGCTGAGACCGCGGCGCTGCCGCGAGAGCCTGATTGATCCCGGTCTGCGTGCGCAGACTGTCGACCTGATCCTGTTCCTGCTGAAGCGCCTTGATCTCGTCGAGCTTGTCTTTCAGCTCAGCGTATTTCTGGATCTGCTGCTCGACATATTGAACTGCCGCTTCGCCGCCTTTTCGTTGCGCCTGCGCCAGAAGGTCGGCGTATTTGACCTGCGCCTGGAAAGCGTTCGTCAAGCGGTCTTGGGAGCCAATCTCCTGCTGGGTGATCGACAGCATGGATTGCGCGTCCTGCACGCTCTGCGACGCGCCGGCTGTGACACTCTGTGCTCCAGCCATCGCGCGCTGCTCCATCGCCCCGCGCGCCGTCGCCAGATATTGTTGCTGTCCACCGTAGTTGCCTTGCAAGCTGGAATGAGCCTGCACCTGGGCAGCAAGCTGCTCCCTGAGCTGCGTATGGTAACCCGTCGCGAGCAAGCCACGAGACCCAACTAACGCACCTCCTGCAGCACTGATCGACGCCCTTCCGTATGCTGCCTCGGTCCCCTGAAATGCGATGCCGTGCTCTGTCTGAATGACCTGGAGATTATCAAGCGCAAGCTGCTTGGCCTTCGCGTTGCGCGCCACCTGTAACGCGCCGGCCGTTCCCGTCGAAGGCAACGCCGCATAATAAGCCTGCTCGAATGTCTGATGAAGCGCCAGTGCGCCGGCCCCCTGTGAAGCATACGGAACAGCCGAATTGATTTGTGCCAACGAACTGCGCATCGCCGTGTTGCTCGCGCTGACGAAATTGGCGCTCGCTTGGTTCCGCTGCTCGACGAAGGCGCGACGCTGGCCCGGGGTAAAGCCTCGGCCCGATTGAATGCCGCCCCCCGTCAGAATTTGGTCGATCGACGCCATTCCGCCGCCCATGGTGGCACTCATGAATGCGGCCGGGTTGAGCCCATGGCGCTTGGCATACGCCTCGATCGCCACGGCGAGCCCCTGGTTCTCGATCTGCTGCGATGCCGTGCCGCCGCCCTGGTTCGAGACGAACGCCTGCGCGAGAAGGGGCTGCATCCCCTCGAAGCCGGGGGTGAGGTGGCCGTTGGTCATCATCCCGTTCGCCGCGTACCGGTGAAAGGCGCGCGCCTGGGCCATACGCGCCATTCCCTCGCGCCGCCCGTAAAGGGCATTCACCTGCGATGAAATGCTGCCCGCGCCCGCGTTGTTCGGGCTGAGATCGATCCCGAGCTGCCGCTCGGCCAGAAAAGCGTTGCCGCTCTGGTCGCCGAAATACTGGGCCGCGTCCGAGGCGCCGGCCTGCTGCTCAACCAGTAGCTGCGCCGGGTTCACCCCGCGCTGCGGCGCATGAAGCGCGAGCGGTCGATAGCCGTTGAAAATCGAATCGCTCGATCCCGCCCCCCCTTTGTTGACGCCAAACAGGAGCGAGAGATCGCGCGTGGTCTGCATCGTCGGCGCCATCAGCCGCGTGAAGATCGATCCGGATGCTTCATCGAGGCGCCGGCGATACGCGATCTCATTGCGGTCAGCGCGATAGGCGGAGCTGCCCTCGAACTGCAGATAGCGGCCGAACTGGGTGTTCTGGTAGACGTCATTCTCCAGGCCGCGATTGGTCAGGAAGTTTTGCGCAACACCGCCGCCCGGCCGCACCTTGTCCAACTTCATGATGAAGGCGCCGAGACGCCCCTCGCCGACCGCCGACGTTCGCGCAGCGCCCCCCAGGATGCGGCGCACGATATCCGCACCCTGCGCGCCCCCGACGCCTACCTCGCTCCCGATCGCGCTGCCGAGCGACGGGCCGAAGTCGAGCATCGTAGAACTGACGTATTTCGACGTGTCGGCGTACTGGCGCACGCCCTGCTGCAGATGCCAGTTTTCCCGCGCGGTCTGCATTTCGCGCTTTTCCGACCGCTGACCAAACCGCTGCGCCATCTGGAACTGCAGGCGCTGCTGCACGGTCCGGTACGGCTCGTAATTCATCTCGGTCTGCATGCCGGGCGACATCGGCCCGAAGATGGCTTCCTCGGCGTTCAGTTTGCCGACCGAATTGCGGGTGCGGCCCTGAATCTGGGTGAACTGGCGCAGCACGCCGGCGGCGCTCTGGTTCAGGTTGACGCCTTCCGAGACAAGCACATGGCGCAGCGCCTGGCCGCCGGGCGTCACGCCGGCCATCGCGGAGCCGATGCGCTGCAGCGCCGAGGCGGTCTGCGCGCTGTTCATGTGCAGGTACTGCGCCTGGCGGTTGAACTGCTCCATGGCCGTGCTGGTGGTCGAGAAGAACTCGGCCATCGACGACATATTCCGCTGCATGGACGACAAGCCCATCGCGAGCGTGTTCCCGGAGAAGCCCGATTGCAGCCGGGACGCCGCCATGCGCAGCGCGTCCAGCTTCTGGGTGACGACATCGAGGTTTTGGCTGATCGAGACGAAGGCCTGCAACGAGGCCCGCCCGGATGACGCAAGCTCTGTTAGCGCCGAGGCGGTGCTCGATACCGAGGTGACCATGAACTGCGTCGACGCGCGAACATGCTTCGAGGCGTCCGTGAGCTGATTGAGTTGGTTGACGGCCTGAGAGATATTGCCCGGATCGACCTGAAACGAAAGTGAGGCGATATCCTGGGCCATGGGCGTGTCATCCTGCTCGGTCGGCGGCGTTGATTCTCAAAAACAGCGCATCCAACCCGCGAAGGACGTCGACTTCCCATGGTTCGAGCCGGATGCGCCGCAGATCCTCCCATGCCCTGATCTCGGTCGCCGGCACCGGCAGCATTCCGGCCTGCGAAACGGGACGGCACGCCGAAATCTCGGCGAACCATTCCCAGAGGTAGCGCATGTGATCCGGCAGATCGCAGGACGGCTTATCGTCGGGGTGCTCGCGCCCGGTCTGGCGCTTGAATTGCGCGTAGGCGTCGGCGAGCGTCCCGCCATTTTTCAGGGGGCGGCGTCGGTCGAATTCGTGCTCGGCGTGCCAGAGGAGACGGGCCGCGCCGTCGCCAAAAAATTCGCATCCGTGACGATGAACTGGCTGGCCTGCTCGAACAGCCACGAAAACCGGCGATCGGCCCACAGCCGGCGCACATTCTCAGGTGTGCAGGGGAACGGCTGGCCGTCCAGCACCTTCAGGGTCCAGCCGACGGTGCAGGCGGCGATCACCTCGTAATCGTCGGCGCGGGTTTCGTCCTCGGTCTGGATCAGGTTGCGCGCGCGGCGCTCGGTGCGGCGCTGCTGCACCTTGCGCATCGCGGCGCGGTAGACATCCGAATTCCGCCCGCGCAGGCTGACCGAGACGATATCGCCGTCGTCATCGGTAATCGGCGCGAGGGTGCCTGGATGGATCAGCTCCATCGGCACGCCGGCCTCGGAAAGCGAATAGGTGTCGAGCTGCGCGAGGTCGAAGGACATGCTGGGCCTCAAAGGGTAAAGGGGAAACCTGCTGTTTTCTGGCCGTGATCGACGGTCGCCGCTACCGGCCGTCGAGTTTTGCAAGTTTGGCGAGCAGATCGAACCGGCTATTGCCGTCGAATGACGACCGCCGTTTGCAGGTGATCACGACACCGCGCTCGCGCGCATGGAGCACCAGATTGAGGTCTTCGGTGTCTTTGAACCGGTACATCCAGATGCTCGGCGTCACCGTGCAATTATCCTCCCCGATCTTTGACCATTCGGTCTCGGAAAGGCCGAGTAAGCGGCATCGCCGCTTGATCTCGGTGTCCCTCTCGCGCTCAAGCGCTGCGAAACTCATGGCGCCGCTCAGGCGGCCATCGAGTCTTGCACGACGATCATGGTGTCATCGAAGGCGGTCCCGGTCCCCCCGAGCAGCGATTGTTCGAGCGCCACGAAGTTGAACGAGCGCGTGATCTCGCGGTCGTTGTCGTTCTTGCTCTCGGCCATCAGCTTCACGCGGGGCAGGAAAATCTGCACGAAATCCGCGTTCGGCAGGCTCGACGTGGTCATGAGCAGTGCGAGCTGCAACTCGACTTCACCGAGGTAGTCCGCCGTCAGATTGTCGGCGATCATCAGCGCGGTCAGCGAGCCTTTGATGTCGAAGGTCCCGACGAACACGTCCGGCACGATGTTCGAGCCGACGACCGGCTGCGCCATCGCCTGGGTCGCGATCTGGATGTTGAACCCGGTCACCACAGCCACCGGAACGCCGGCGATCAGGAGCGAGCCGTTTGTCGCGGTGAGGAGGGTGGACGTGCTCTCCGGCGTTGCACTCGGGTAGGCCTGGGTCAGGCTGCGCGTCTGCTGCTGCCCCAGAACACGCGCCTGGAACGTCGCGAATCCGGCAGGCGGAACATTCAGCGAAATGTCGGTGATGCGGCAGCCGGTCGAGACTTCCGAAACCCCGATATCGGAATACCATTGCTCGAAGGTAAGAGAGCCAAGCGTCTGTGCGGTGATGAGCGATGGAATGATGCACTTTTTGCCGACGGTGGAGATCGAGACCGTCTGACCGGTCGCATAGGCGACGGCGCCCGGCAGTGACGCGAAGGTGAGCGCGTTGGCCGTCACCCCCGTCACCTGCAGATTGGCGTTCGAATCGCCGGTATCGGCCCCGCTTGTGCCCGTGATGCGCGCGACGTCGCCGATCTTGAACCCGGAAGTCAGAAAATTCTCGGCCGCTCCGGACAACGTGATCGCGCCGGTGGTGGAGTTCACGGTCAGCACGGAATCCGTGATCGACGTCACCGACCCGCCGACATAAAAACTGCTCCGGAACAGATTCTCGAACAGCAAATCGTAGCTCGCCGGCGACAGGTAACCCTCGATCTGGCCCTGCACCTGGCGAGGTCCCTGCCGGCTGTCGCGCATCTGCTGGCTGGCCAGGATTTCCTGGCTGTCGATCTCCTGCACCATCAGGTTCAGGGTCGCACCGGTGCGCCGCAGAAGCTGTGCGGTGCCGGTCGGCTGCACGCCGTAGGCCGTCTCGGCGATCGCCGCGAGGGTTTTTGCACTACCGCGGGCGAAAACTGTTCCGGACATAGAGGGCTCCTTGGGCGCAGGGTTCAGACGCTGCGTTCAGGAACAAATTCGCGGTCGCCGCGACAACGGCGCTTTACGGCGTGCCCGGCTTGCGAATGGGCACGCAATTGCCGCTCAGCGGCGGCATCTGCGGGTCGAGCATCGCCTCGGCGTCGAGCATGCGTTGGTATGCGAGGATCAGCGTGGGGTTGTCGGGCGCGTGCCCTGAATCGATGGATTCGGCGAGCTTGATCGCCAGCACGCGCAGATCGATCGCGAGCTGGCGTCGCTCGGTCACCCCAGCGCACCGACAACGGTGAGAAAGGCCGAGCGATTGAGCGTGGTCCCGCGCTGGGTGAGCACCTGGAGGATCACCTCGTAGTATTGCGCATTGGTGCCGGCGATCATCCACCATGTGACGCGCATGCCGGCGTTGCTGATGGCAGGCACGCGGCCGTTGCTCGTGTCCAGCGTGACGTCGCCGGTTTCGGCCGGGCTGCCGTCCAGATGCTGAAACGTCACCGATATTACTTCGGTGATCAGGTCGGGTAACGGACTCAGCTCGGGCGTGAAATCCAGATACCGGGCATCGTTGTCATTGACCGCCAAGGACGGCAGCGTCGGCGGGATTGGTGTCGTGCTCGAAGACATGCTCGGTCCCGTCAGTTCAGCGATGCGCCGCGCCCGAGCGGCTGAAAGTAGGCGCCGCGCCCGAGTGGCGCCAAAGTGGCGCCGACCGCCGGCGTGACGGGCAATTCAAGTTGCGCATTCAGGGTCGCCGCCACCACTGCCGATAGAGAGCCGAACACGGGAAGCGTGCCAGCCGCGATCAGGGTGACGCCCGCGATTTGGTCGAGGCGCGCGCCGTTGGCGGTGCTCATCGTGCCGGAGAACGTCACGCCGACGACCTGCGCCAGCGCGCCGGCGGCAATCGGCGATCCGCCAAAGGTCGCCGTGACTGAGACGGTCTGATTGAGCGCTCCCGACACCAGAGACGTCGCGGACGCCGACAGGGTCGCGCTCACCGTCGCTACTAGGCCAGATTCGGTGGTCGTGGCAGCCGCTGCGGTCAACGCGGCACCGACAGTCTGAGCAAGCGCCCCAGCAATTGCCGGCGCGCCCGCGGCGCTCGTCGTGGGCGATACTGTTTGATTGAGCGCCAAGCGCGCGATCGACGAACCGCTTGCCGCAAGCGTGGGGCTCACCGTCGTTGCGAGGGCGCCCGTCGCAATCGCGGAACCTGCCGCGGTGATGATCGGCGAGATTGTCTGGGCTAGTGCAGCACCCGTCCCGGCGTTCGCCGCTGCTGACAGGGTGACACCCACAATCTGCGCGAGCGAGCCGGCAACTTGGGGCGACGCGGATGCAGATAGGGAAGCGCCGACGTCAGCCGAGAGCGATCCGGCGATGCGCGGCGCACCGGATGCGGCCAGCGTCGCATCGACGGCCTCCGCGAGCGCGCCGACGATCAGTGGCGATCCGGCCGCCGCGAGAGAAGGCGAAACCGTCTGGTTCAGCGCCGCGCCGGATCCGGTGGATGCGCTCGCCGAAAGAGTCGGCGCAACTGTCGCGCTCAGCGCGCCAGAGAGCCGTGGCACACCGGCTGCACTCAGCGTCGCACCGACATCGACGGATGCCGCGGCGCTGACGACCGGCGACCCGGCAGCACTGATCGTCGGCGTGATGCTCTGCGCAAGGGCGCCCACAATCACCGGCGAGCCCTGCGCGACGAGCGAAGCGGCGATCGTTTGGGCGAGCGCGGCGCCGGCGCTTGTCGATGCTGTTGCCGCCAACGTCGCCGAGAGTGTCATTGCGAGGGACGCCTGAAGGCGCGGATAACCCGCGGCAGCCAGCGTTGCGCCGACCACGATCGAAGAAGCACCCGTGACCTGCGGCGCGGCCGCCGCGTTCAGCGTGACGCCGATCGTTTCTGCCAATGCTCCGGAGACTGTACTTATTCCCGATGCAACGAGGCTCGCGCTTACGACCGGATTCATAACGACCGGCTGGAGCTGGCTGTAGACAGCTTGCTGGACCGGATCGACACTTGCGTAGCCGGCAGTCAGGATGCCGGGCGGATCTCCGCCAGCCACGTACCCCCAGTCCCACCAATCGGTCGAGATCGGCTGCTGATCGCCGCTGAATGTCGGTCCACCCGATGCGCCAGATTGGCCGTTCACATAGGCAATCAGCGTTGCGGCCCAAGCCTGCTCGTCGGCCGTCGTCAGGCCCGCGCCCATTTCGCCAATCCAAACCGGCGCGGTGTTGCCGCTGACCAGATACCCCCACGTCTCATTCATGCGCGCGATGGCAGCAGCGCCCGAGTCGGCAGTCTCGCCTGAGATCGCGGACGGGTATTCGTGGACCGAGTAGACGACCTTGTTCGGGACACTGAGCACGACCGGGACCGCAGCCGCCACGCTCAAATCGCCAGAGGGCGACACACCGGTGCCGGCGAAATTTTCCGAGTAGTTCTGCGGCCCTTCACATATGATCAAAACATCAGGGTTCACGGCATGGATGGAGTTGCCGACCGTCTGGTACATCGCGTGAATGTCGAGAGGTCCACCAACTGTACCCCCCGTCGCGCCGCCGCCAGTATATGTTCCCCAGGTGATACCGGTCGGTCCGACTGCCCCGTACATGAAGGGTTCGTTGTGAAGGTCGAACCCAATCACCGTGGGGTTGCCCGCGAAGGCCTGCGCAATCGACACCCAATTGGCCTGGAAGGTGGCAGCATCGACGGTGCCGGTGTTGCCGCCGGCGGCTTGGCTATCGGTGCCGTTCGTGCCTGGGCCGAGGTCGATCCAGAGGCCGTTCGACTGCTGACCGACACCCGGATCATCATTGCCGTGGTGGTCAAAAATCACTTTCAGCCCGACCGCGCTAGCAGCGGTCACGATCGCCTGCATGGTTGGCAGGAAGTTGCTTAACGTCGAATCGTAGTAGGGAACCCGCACGCAGTTGAAGCCGAGCGT